ACAGTGATAGTCGACGTGCTGAGCTTCGTGCCATCGTACTTGCTGGTCGCCGTGATGGTCGCCGAGCCGGATGCCACGCCAGTGACCAGGCCTGTCGAGCTGACGGTCGCCTTGCTCGGTGCGCTGCTGGTCCAGTTGACGCCTTGCGGTGCGCCGGCCGGGGCCACGGTCGCGGTCAGCTGCTGAGTGCCGGCTACGGCAATGGTCGCAGTACCTGGAGCCACGGTGACGCTGGTTGGTGCCACGTATGGCGCGCGGGTGATGGTCGGCGCCTGCTTGGCTACGGTGTAGTTCAGCGTCAGCTCGATCAGATCCTTTTTGCCGCCGTTCGGCAGCTCGCCGTCGACTTCCACCGCCGGGAAACTGAAGGTGTAGCGATTGCCCACGCTGTCGGTGATCGGGAACTCGACCGAAACCGGCTTACGGGTGAAGGTGTTCTTCCAGATGCCCCAGGCCGTCGCCGACCAGGCCAGTGTGATGGTGCCGGTGATTGCCGCCTCGGTGGCGATCTGCGCACCCGGCCCCATCTTGTCGGTGCCGATGCAGCGCTGAGCCTGCAGGCCGTTGTCCAGGGCGATGGTCATGGCCGAGACGCAGGCCTGACCCTCCATCGAGGCGCCATCAATCAGGAGGGTGCCTACGTTGCCGTTGCTCATGAACGGGGTAACGGTTGGGGCCGCCGGCGCTAGCACGATCGGCGTGTTGCTGTCTGTGTAGTCCAGGCAGGCGGTGCCGAAGGTTACGGTGACCTTGCCGTCAGACGGAATATCCAGCTTAAACGTCGGGATGTGCACACCCTTGAACAGGGAGTAGACGCCAACGTCCATGTAGTTTTTGGCGATGCTGAAGGTGTGGCGCACGTCGCCCACGGTCAGCACGTTGCTGGTCCAGTTGCCGTAAAACGCAGCCTCCAGCAGCTTGTCGAAGCTGCCATAGGACAGTTCGGCAGTCAGGTCGCCGCCGATATCGGTGCTGGTAACGACCGAGCCCTGGCTGATGCGCGAGTCGGTGATCTCGTCGCTGGTCGCCGTGTTGACGGTCGGGGTCATGGCATTGCCGGTCAGCCGTAGCGTGTCCCAGGTGCCGGAGTCGGGAGTAACGCCGGGCGTCACCTCGGGGATGATGTAACTCGTAACTTTGGCGCCGCTCGACATAGTGAGTCTCCAGATTGCGGACATGAAAAAGCCCGCGCGTGGCGGGCTGTAGTTGGTGCGTTGCGCTGGATCAGCCGGCGCGGAAGCGGATATTCACGTTGACCTGATAGAAGCCTTCGAACTCGCCGGCCGGGATCTGGCTCGCCTCCAGGCATTCGAGGTCGCCCGATTGCCAGTAGGCAAAGTGCGCTTCGAGCTGATCCGACAGGACGTTGAGCGCCTTGGTGCCGGTACCGAGCCTGGCGAAGCATTGGATGCTGATCTGACCGGGCTTGCGGGTGTACGGCTTATCAGCCATACCAGCCATGAAGGCCGTTGCGTGCTGGATGTTCAGGCGGCACCAGAGGCCGGTAGCCGGCGGCGTAAAGGTCGTCGTGTTCGGGTAGTCGATACTGGCTTGCGGTAGCCAGGCAAAGGCGACCATACGCGCCGTGATCAGCTTGCGGATGTCTTCATAGGTCATCGGTAGGCCTCTGATACGCCGATCCAGGCCAGGTCATAGACGCCGCCCGGGGCCTGGGTCGAATGCCCAAGCTCGAGCATTTCGCCGTAGGGGCTGTTTGTCTGGATGTAGATCACGGGGTAATTCCCTGATGCCTGGATCATCATCGCGCCTTTGTTGATGGTGTCGCGGCCGGACGGATCGACGTTTTCGGCGACTGTGAAGTCGGGCGAGCCAACCGATACGATGTGGCTGCCACGGAATGTCCCGCCGATGTAGCCCTTGCCGGCGGCCTTGGCATCGACAAAGAAGTTCTCTTTCCGCTCACGCTGGGTCAGCTTCTTGAATTGCTTCTTGCCGGTGTTGGTCGCGTTGCGGGCGTCGACGTTGGCGTCGTAGGCATCAGCCAGAGCCGTGTTCTGCGCTCGCAGCTCGGTGTTCGCCTTCCACAAATCCGGGTTACCCACGGGCGAGCGGTTGACGACTTCGGTCAGCATGGCCATGGCGATCACGCGCACATGCTGCGTAACGTCCTCGTCGATCTGATCGGCGAAGTCGCGCAGGCTATGGCTCCATCCGGCTTTGGCGTTCATTACGTCTTCCTCAGCTGAATCTCGTAGTGAGCGCCGGCCGGGTCTTTCTGGACGTTCTTCACGTCAAAACCGTTGATCATGTGGCCAACGGCAGGCGTGCCGGTCGTTTCGTTGACGAGCGCGATCAGCAGCTGGTCGGTCGACAGAATGTTGATTCCATCGACGCGCCGGCTTTCGTAGCTGTCCATCACGCCGCGCCCGGTGTATGCGATGACTACCGGGTCGGTGCTGGTTTCCTCTACCGGGTCCCAGGTGCCTGGCAGCGTAATGCCACCACTGAACGGCACAACCGCATCGGCCAGGTCAGTGTCGAATGCCTCAGCCAGATCGGCTTGGATCTCTTCGCGCATTCCCATGGATCACCTGTACACGTCGAAGCCGAAGGACGACCGAAGCCAGGGGTTCAGCAGCGCCAGGGCGAACTGAATTCCCTCGGCCTGAGCCTTGGTAGAGCTGGAATCGATCGCGCCGAACGTCTTCGAGGTCGTTACCGATCCCGCCTTGACGGTCTTGGCCTCCAGTGATCCCGACGACTGCTGCTGGTACAGGGTGCCATCGGCGGCACACTTGGCCAGCTCGGCGCCTGCCTGCTTGACCTCATCAGGGATTGCGTCCATGTCGACGCCAGAGAGGTTCAGCGAGGTCAGATAGGCATTGGCCTGCATGACGGCGCGGTCTTTCTTCTCTGGGGTAGTCCAGTCGGCGCCGAGGATGGTGTCCACGTCGGCCACGGTGATGTAGGTAGCCATCCGGCCTCCGGTTGAATGAGTGGGGCCGTGGCCCCGGTGTTACGGCTTGGCGTCAGGCTTGGCCTTGGCGGCTTTCTCGACGCGCTCGGCTTCGGCCTTCTTCAGCGCATCGACTTCAGCCTGCAGAGCTTTACGCTCCTGGGCGATTTGATCGCGACTGCCGGCCAGCTCGGTAAAGCCGGTGTGGATCTTGGTCAGCGCGTCGAACAGGCGGATTGGCAGCTCGCCAGCGCCCGGGTGTTCCAGCGGGCTCACGCCTTCGAGGGATTCGATCAGGCCGCGCAAGCCGTCACGCTCAGCGCTCAGGTTGTCGACAGCCTCTTTCAGGTCGATCTCTGCTTGCGACAGAGTTACCTCGATCGCCAGTGCCGCCGGGACTTCCTTCAGCGTCACCTTCGGCGGCTTCTCGCATTCACCGTCGCGACTCTCGGTCACGTTGGCGTCGACGATGCGCAGACCTGCCTTCTTGGCGATGGCCTTCACGTCGTCTTCGTAGCGATGAAACGGGCCTGGCAGATACCAGATGTTTTTATTGGTCATGCTTGATCCTCAGCCGCGCCAGGCTGCCCCGGCGCGACATTCATTGGGTTACTTGGAAGCGTCACCGATCAGGGCCACGCCAGCGGTGTGCTTGATGCTGGTGGCGGTCTTGTCCCAGTTGGTGCCGGTCGCCAGCTCGGCGTCGGTTGGAGACTTGCCGCCGTTGGTGACATCCCAGGTGTAACCCTTCAGGCCAAGGCCGAAGGTGTAATCGACCTGAATGGTGGTCTCGATGCGCTCCTTGCCGTTCGAGGTGTCGACGTTCGAGATCTGGTCGCGAGCGTCGTGAACCAGTGCGGCGCCCGACACCAGAGACAGGATGATCTCTTTGTTCGGCGTGCCAGCCTGAGCCAGCGCCGGAGCGTCGGTTACGACGGAGACCTTGCCGAGGATGTCGACAACGCGGACGTTGCCGGCCTGGAACAGCTGCGCGGCGTTGGCCAGGTTCTGACCCACCAGCTTGTGGTAGGTGGTGCCCTGCATGATCTGGGCTACCAGGTTTTGCGAGGCATCGCCGAACTTGGCGTGAGCGTTGTTCAGGCCTGCCTGAGTGATACCGGCGGTGGCCGATACGTCGTTCACGGCAGCGGCCTGCGCAGTGATCGCAGCCACCAGAGCAGCGATGGCGGTGTTCAGCTGGTCTTTCAGCAGGATCTCGGCGAAGGCGCGCGAGGCGACCTCGATGCCCTGCACGGTTGGGCGCTGGAGCCAGGTCATTTGAGACGGCTCGTAGCGGATCGGACCGAAGCCACCGGCAACCTTCACCGTGGCGTTTTTCAGCTCGGTCAGGTCGGTGATGGCTGCTGCGCCGTTGGCGGCGTAGCGGTCGACACGGCGCTGGGCAGCGGCCAGAGTCTGGAAGAACGACTCTTGCAGGAAGTCACCAGTGAAACCGTCAGGCGACAGGATGATCGCGCCGTTGCTGGCCGCGTTGAACGCCGCGGTCATCTGGTCCAGGGATTCCAGCGCAGCCGGCATGATGTATTCGTTGAACACTTGCATTTGAGACAGGGACATAAAGTCAATCCTTTACTTGAGGGGGAGGTCTGGGTACTTGCTTGCGATCGCAAGCAAGT